CTACTGGAGGTGCTCCGTCGCTGTTACCGAGGATGCTGTTTCCAGGGGTATGGAACTCAGCAGTTGTTCTACCTGTGTAGATAAACTGTAGAGATTTTCCATTCTTCAATGTTCTCTTCATTACCAAGTCACGAGCAATAGACTCATGCTGGAAGCCTTTGAACATCTCACCACTGAACAGCTTTAAGTACAATGCTCTAGCGTCACCGGCACTATTTAACTGACCCTGACGAGTAAGTTGTGCCTTTAATGGAGCTTGAGCAGTCGTATATTGTGTCTGCTGTGCCATGATTTATGGTAAAAATTAAAGGTATATATTGTCGTTCCTAACGTTAGAATTGTTTCAGTCTTAATTGGTCTAACGTGAGACTGTCACGTTTTGTGGTCTTTTCCCACCGTCGACGGGTAAAAGGTATCCTCCTCAGAGGGCTTTTCCCAAATTGAGTAGGGAGGGTTCGCACCTCCCCTGTTCGGCTTTAACCGATTACTCTTGTGTAAGCAACGCCACGATATACGAAAGTAACTTTCATTGCTATCTCCATATACCTAAGCCCCGTTCCATGCTTAGGAGTCATGCGTCCCCGAAGGGATGAACGGACGTGGCTGCCAGTGTCGGGTGACACCGGAGATGATAAAGATATTAGTTATCAGTGTTACTAGAGTCAGAAAGTTCTTTATCAGTTTCTTTCTTTTTTTCCTCTTCTTCATTAACTAAAAAACGGGTGACGGTTGCTCTTCCAAATCCGCCACCTTCAGATTGGTGTGCCATTATCCTATTGATGGTGCTGTAAGTGCAACTTGTGTTGACTCAGCAGAAGCTAAGTCGAGTGGGAAGTTGTGAGCATTACGCTCGTGCATTACTTCAAAGCCAAGGTTCTGTCTATTAACTATGTCAGCCCATGTAGGTATAACTTTGCCATTAGTATCAACTACTGATTGGTTAAAGTTAAAACCGTTAAGGTTGAAAGCCATAGTGCAGATTCCCATGGAGGTAAGCCATATGCCAACCACTGGGAAAGTACCAAGAAAGAAATGTAGAGCACGAGAATTATTGAAAGAAGCATATTGAAATATCAATCTCCCAAAGTACCCGTGTGCAGCGACAATATTATATGTCTCTTCATCTTGCCCAAATTTGTAGCCATAGTTCTGCGATACTTCGTCTGTCGTTTCCTTAATAAGTGAGGAAGTAACCAGACTTCCGTGCATAGCAGCGAAAAGAGCTCCACCGAAAACCCCAGCAACACCAGCCATATGGAATGGGTGCATGAGGATATTATGCTCGGCTTGGAATACGAACATAAAGTTAAAAGTACCAGAGATACCAAGAGGCATACCATCACTGAAACTCCCCTGCCCAAAAGGGTAGACAAGAAACACTGCTAGTGCTGCTGATACTGGAGCTGTGTATGCTACAAAGATCCAAGGTCTCATGCCAAGACGGTATGAGAGTTCCCATTGTCTTCCTGCATAAGCCAGTACTCCTATTAAGAAGTGGAAGATAATGAGCTGATATGGTCCGCCGTTGTATAACCACTCGTCTAAAGTGCCAGCTTCCCAAATCGGATAAAAGTGCAATCCTATTGCGTTGGAGCTAGGGACTACTGCTCCAGAAATAATGTTGTTTCCGTACAACAACGAGCCTGATACTGGCTCACGTATGCCGTCGATGTCCACTGGCGGAGCAGCGATGAAGGCGAGTATAAAACATGTAGTGGCTGCAAGTAAGCAAGGTATCATAAGGACACCAAACCATCCCACGTAGAGACGGTTTTGTGTACTTGTGACCCATTCGCAAAACTTCTGCCAGTTGCTACTGCTTTCTCTTGTTAGTGAGATTGCAGCCATTAAAATACACCCGGGATAATTTGACCGGTTGTAACGTAGGCTCCTAGAGCTGCTACGAAGCCAAGCATTGCTGCCCAGCCATTAAATCTTTCTGCTTCTGGTGTCATAATTGGTTGTTTAGGTAATACCTGTATAGGTGGTTCGTAAGCGTATTCGTTATCGAATAAGGTATCAAGATCTTTCGTTTTCATTAGAAGTTTTCACCGAAAGCATCTTGTATAGCTTTGTTTCTAGCATCAACAGCTCTAACATACTGAGATGCAGGAGAAACATTTTTCTTGTTCGTCAATTTCTTTTTAATTTTTTGAAGAACTGGTTTCTTTTTCAACATTAAAATTCTAAATCTGAATTATTTAGTTTCTCTACAACGTCAGCTCTGTAAGCTGGATCTGAGTCATAGCGTGGGTCTCCCATAGCTGCTACAAGCTCCGCCTGAGATCTAAATACTTCTCCGGCAGAAGAGGGAGATCTTCCTTGTAGCATGCGACCTTCGTAGCCATTGGCTTCTTGGTACGCTGACTGTAATCCTTGGAAAGCAATACCAATAGCTGCTGGATTACCAGAGTCAACTACTGAATCGAAAGCATCAATCTGTCTGTCAGATAAATTACTGGCAGCCCATTCAACTACTTGGTTGTAGTTAGCTTCACCGCCTGCTGCATTCATTACACTATTAACTTGTGCATCAGACATTTCAACTGCTTGTGGTTGTGCTTGATTGATTTGTCCATTTTCATACATTTCCATATAAGCATTAACCAAATCTTGGCTGCTCATTTCTGTAAATCTAGAAATTGTTTCCTCACTCAAGGCACCATCGTTTGCGTAATATTCATCCGATGCTTCGTTAATTAGATTGATCGCAGGAGCGAAATCAGATACCTCCTCATCACTTCCTTCTTCCTCTTCATATCCTTCTCCGTCGTCGTACTCTTCGTCGTATTCTTCTTCGTTTCTTCCAAGTTTCTTTTGTAATGATAAGTATGCTGCTTCTAAATCTTCAGCGTTTTTATATTTACCAGCTAGTAATTGTTCTTGTTCTGCTACTAACTGTTCTCCTACTGCCAGTGAATCCTGTTCCTCTGAGGTAAGAACTTCTGCATCAGGAGTATTATCATATGATAAAGTTTCTGCCATTATTCAGTTTGTTGTGGTGGTTGGTCTCCTTGCATCATGCCTTGCATGTTTTGCAAGTTTTCTGATTCAGCTAACTTTGAATTAGCAAACTGACCAGCTTGTTGTAGGAGTACTTGTTGTTGCATCTTCTGTTCTTGCTCTTCCTTCTCACCTTGTAGTTCTTCAGGAGTCTTAACTAGATTTAATACGTCTATACCTTGAGCAGCAGCTAATCTCTTAATTGCTTCTAAAGGATTTATTAATCGCATTGATGCTTCAGGTCCTATTGTTTGTGCAATTGTCTGCATAAACATAGTCAAAGCTTCTCTGTCTTGACCTCTTCCTAAAGCATTTACACCAGCAACTATGGTTGGTCTAACAATATCTTTAGGTAACTTAGGTAATTCACCAGATCTTTGTAGAACTAATAATGTTCTATCCAAGTATGGTATGAGGAAAGATGTAGTTAACAGACTAAATATGCCTCCAAGTTGTTGTTCAAGTTCTAGTTGAGTAAGTCTTACTTCTTCTGCTGTAACTCTCTCTGCGTTTCTCACATTCATCACTAAGAAAGCTTCAAGTAATCTTCTTTCTATAGTTTGTGACATCTGAGCAGCAGTTGAAAAATCTGCTGTCTTGCCAACTTGGACGACTTGAACGTCTTCTGCCCTACCTTGCACGATGGCTCCATTTCCAGCCTTTGCAATAGTTGCTGGCTTTGTGGTTGAAGATGGACTGACCAGAAAGATTACTTTCGAGGCTGCCGCAGCTCCTTCCACTAGAGCTTGAGATAATCCTTCAAGAGATTTGAGATCACCAAGGAACTCTTCTACTCTGCCACGTCCGTACTGTTCTCCGTCTACAGAATTAAAAGTAAGAACGAGCCAAGGGCTTGCATTCTTAGGAGCTGTACTACGTGATCCGGGAATTATCATGTCTTCTACTTCTTGGTACCATACCCATCTGCCGTTATCTAGTTTCACGCACGTGTAAACTTCGACATCATCAGTATGACTACCTTTTGTTTCGTCGATACCCGTGTTGGGTTGTTTGACCGGAAGGTCATAACCGAGTACGTCTCGACTTATCAATTCCTTTGTAACTATTTCTAGGACGTTACCATTTCCATCTCTGTTAACGACATACCTAGTAAGCGGATAATTTTTGATACCATCTTTGCCCATAAATAACAAAGCATTACCACCAACAATTAAATGTTTAAGTGCTTGGTGTATAACAACTCTGTCATTCGATGCAGCAATATAGTTCATGACCATTCGCTCCATCTTGGATAAAGATAGCTCCATTTCTGACATCGCTTCTGGAGGTAAATCTTCACCTAATAACTTATCTTCTCTTGGTTGTAGCTTAAAGAAACTAGATTGTGGAGGTAGGATTGCGAGCATGAGTTTTGCCGCAAGCCCTACCACACACTTACTACCAACTGATTGCCACGGAATATTTAAAGTTTCGTGTGTAGGTCTTGAAGATGTATCGTCTTGAATTAAATAAGGTAACGTGAGTTTTGAACAATCAACGGCTTTGTCTAGGAATTGTCGTCGATCTGTTGCCAGTTGATTGTATCTCTCACGGGCTGTCATTATGGGTTAAGTCCCCCACTACCAGCTTGTCCTGAGCTACCTGTATTTACTTTAGGATTTAACTTAATCCTTAGTGATCCTGTACCTTTTGAGTACTGGCTTTTATTTTTATTACCACGGTCATCTTTAGCTCTCTTTACCTGTGGGTTCACATCCTTAATTATTGGATCAGGAGGTGGTGCCGTTGGTGTTGGAGGTAAAGGTGCTGGTGGTGCTGGTGGTAATGGTGGTGGTGTTGGTGGTGATCCGCCTCCGCACATTAGATTTCGTCCTCTTCTATTGATTTTATGTATTCAATTACGCTGGCTTGTCCAGCCCTGTACATAATTGATTCGATTGGTTCTTTTGGGTGAATTGGTTTCCACCCGAAGTTGTCTTCTAACTTCTTTAATAACTCATCAAGCCTATCGTTGTGAAGCTTAAGAGTATTGAGGGAGATTGACATTCGAGTGTTCAAAAAATGCAGGCATTCTAGCTGCCTTGGTCTGAGAAAATTCTGGTGCTTTGCCTTCGTACATAAGTCTGTCGCTGGCATCTAACCAAAATTTTTTGTCCAAATATCTATCGGAACTTTGTTTTAAAGGTTGCATTACCCAGTTAATTGTTGCCTTCCTTAATTTGTCTAAGGATTGGCTAGGTTTTAGTCCTAGCTCTGTGCATACAAGAGAGTTAGTAGCTACGTGTACCTGCTCATCTC